TGGTACTATGTCGGGTGATATAGATGGCAACGGCAACAAGATGCTATTCGCTAACATGTATTCAAACCTAGTTGACTTGCCAAGTGCTACTACTTATCACGGTATGTTTGCTCACGTCCATGCAACAGGAAAAGCCTACTTCGCACACTCTGGTGCATGGGTTCCTTTAGCTAACGAGACAGCAACACTGGCGTTATCTGGTGGAGCTATGACTGGAGCTATTACTACTAACAGCACTTTCGACGGACGTGATGTAGCTACTGACGGTACAAAACTCGATGGTATAGAGTCTGGCGCAGACCAGACAGACACAGCTAACGTCACTGCCGCAGGAGCCTTGATGGATTCTGAGGTTGACGTTGATATTAAGACTTTATCACTACCTGCGAATACAACTATCAGTGCATACGGTAAGACATTAGTTGATGACGCGGACGCCTCTGCAGCTAGATCAACACTAGGTTTAGGGACGGCTGCTACTACTGCAGCTTCCGCATACGCTACAGCCGCTCAAGGCACTACGGCTGACGCTGCTTTGCCAAGGGCCGGTGGAGCTATGACAGGTGCTATCACAACTAACTCAACCTTTGATGGACGTGACGTAGCTACAGACGGCTCTAAGTTAGATGGCATTGAGACTGGGGCTACAGCAGATCAGACAATCACTGCGGGTTCTGGGCTATCAGGCGGTGGCACTGGTAATGTAACATTAAGCCACTCCGACACTTCTTCACAAAGCAGCGTTAACAACTCTGGTGCTACAGTCATCCAAGATGTGACGCTTGACACATATGGGCACGTCACAGGGCTTGCTTCCCACACTATGACTTTAGCCAACTTAGGTTACACTGGCGCAACAAACGCTAACTATATTACAAACAATAACCAGCTAACTAACGGTGCTGGATATACAACAAGCGTAGGTGACATAACAGGCGTTACTGCTGGGACAAACCTTAATGGCGGTGGTACTAGTGGGGGTGTTACACTCAATCTTGATAGCACGATAACGGTAACTACGGTTAATGCGGGTACGGTTAATACCACTTCAGATGAACGTGCTAAAGACGATATAACGCCGATTACAGGCGCTTTGGATAAGGTTCAACAGCTAGGCGGTTACTCGTTCACTCTTAAAGCAACTGACGAGAAGTCTTCAGGTGTTATAGCTCAAGAGGTACAAAAGGTTATGCCAGAACTAGTACAAGAAGGTGCTGAAGGGCTCCTATCTGTACAGTATGGTAACATGGTTGGTTTGTTAATAGAAGCAATCAAAGAACAACAGGCTCAGATTGACGAGCTAAAACAAAAACTTAACGGCTAATAGTAAAGGAAAACGAAGATGGCTATAAAAGTAAACGGTACAACTGTTATTGATGACAGTAGAAACATGTCAAATGTAGGTACAGTCACAGCTACTAGCTTTGCAGGTAGTGGCGCTAGTTTAACAAACATACCTTCAACAGCCCCCGGTCCAGATTTTGCCCCCCTCTCGCCAACGACAACATACACAAGCTCTGGTTCATGGAGTAAACCCGGCTCTATTGGCGACAACGATTGGGTTGTTTTTTATATAGTTGGTGGAGGAGGAGGAGGTCTAAACGGTAATATGTGGGGTACGGGTGGCTCAGGAGGAGCGGGGGCAGTTATATCTGCTTTAGGTTCGCAAATTAGCTCTGTATCTTTTACGATAGGGGGTGGGGGCTCTAAAGGTGATGCTTCAACAGCAGCTAATGGTGGAACTACCACTATAAACATAGGCGGTATAAGCTATACCGCTGGTGGTGGTCTAGGTGCCTCTAACATTGGTGCGACCTCTAATCAGAATTCGGGAACAGCCGCTGGCGTGTTCCAACTTGTTTATAACGGAAACCCGAGCAACACTGCTCCTTTGGGTGCAGAATTTTGTAATGGTGGAGCAGCCGGCGGGTACAATATTTCGGAGCAAGGTTTGGTATACGGGGCTGGCGGTGGGGGTGGGGCGTACCAAGCCCAAAGCTATGCTGGAGGTGTATCAACTTATGCAGGTAACGGTGGAACTGCTCGTAGTTCTCCTTACAATGGGAATGCTCCCGGCGGCGGCGGTGCTGGTGAAACCAGTTCAAATGCTTGGAATGGTAACGGTGCAGCTGGTTCTTTAAGAATCTACTACTAATATAGGGAGTTAATAATATGACTAAAACTTTTTTTCACCGAGAAACAGGCGACCCGTGCGTCTTTGACAACGATGCTAATCTTTCAGATTGGCCAGAGTTTCAAGAGTTCCCACTTCCAAAAGTATGGGGGCAAGCAGATATTATTATAACACGATCAGCAGCATTAAAGATGTCAGATTGGATGGCAGCTTCTGACCGTACTATGACAGAAGAACAACGTACCTACCGCCAAGCACTGAGAGACATTACTGACCAAACGGCCTTTACTGAAGGTAGATATGGCGATGTAGTATTTCCTACAAAACCCGTCGATCCCGGCTTTGGGGGTGGATAACCTGTGATTAAAAAAGTCACAATAATTGGGCGTGGAACAGCAGGGGCTTTAGCTTATCTAAAAATGTTGCATCTACGTTCTATTACGAATGGCCCTCTAGAAATTGATTGGTACTACGATAGTGCTACAAAAGCTATGGCTGTAGGAGAGGGCACAACGCCACGTTTTCCTCAAACCCTTGGGGGGGTTTACGGTCTTAACATGGGTACAGATATGCCCAAGTTAGACGCTCGACCTAAACACGGTATTGAGTATGAAAATTGGGGTAAGTCTAATTTTATACATCCTTTCAATATGGGGTATAGCGGCATACATTTTAACGCATCAAAATTTCAACAGTACATCTTTGAAAATTGTACTAATGAGCCTGACGTATCGTTGATAGATGCCCATATATCTCACGATCAAAGCGATAGTGATGTAATTATTGATTGTACGGGAGCGCCAAAAACCTTTGAAGACTACGATATCCCAAAGTACATCCCTGTAAATGCAGTCCATGTTACACAGTGTTCTTGGCCTGATAAACCTAAAGGACTTCACACTAAGACAATAGCACGTCCTTGGGGTTGGGTGTTTGTAATACCTTTGTTAAGTAGATGCAGTGTTGGTTATTTATACAACCACAAAATAACATCTTTAGAGCAAGTAAAAGCAGACGTTGAAAACGTGTTTGATGAGCTAGGGGTAGTGCCAACAGATACTACAAACAGTTTCCACTTTAATAACTACGTCAGAAAAAAACTAATAGATGGACGAGTTGCTTACGCCGGTAACTCTGGTTTTTTCTTAGAGCCTATGGAAGCTACGACACTTGACTCTGTTGCTAGAGTTTTGGACTGTGTGGATAGAAACCCTTTGCAAGAGGCATGGAACCCTTTCTTAAAACTGTTGTTTAAAGAAGTAGAATATTTCATTATGATGCACTATGCGGCTGGTAGTAAATGGAACAACGAGTTTTGGGATTTTGCAACCGAGCGTGGTAGGTTAGCAATGGAAGAGGCAATGAGTAGTCCTTTCTTTAACGAGGTGTATACTTCAGGTAGACCTTCACAAGACGTTGCTTACCGTATGTATTTTGGTGCTGAAAGTTATAAGTTAAACCAAGAAGGTTTAGGCTTTACCCCTACAGCTAAACTAGGAGAAGTAGCATAGCATGTTAGGCTTTTCCCCATATTCAGCCGCAGCCTTCTCCGATGTAGGTAGTGGTGAACAACTGTTTGTTGCTACAGGCGTTGCTAGTACTGGGGCTGTTGGTACGGTATCAGTTACGGGGAATCAAAGCGGGTTAACTCTTGGCTCGGTGCAAGGCTCTGCGGTAGTCAACGATGTATCGGTAGATGCAGGAGCTACGGCTACATTTGCTATGGAAAACGGTTTAGTCAGTGGTCTAGGTACAGTTATAGCTTCTACAGACTTAGAGCTTACACTTACAGGCGTTGCGGCTATTGGGTCGCCGGGCACCGTTACTGTTATAAACGCTTCGGTTATTAGCCCTACGGGTCTTGTGGGCACTACGAATACTCCGAGTGTTTCTACTACCTCTAACGCTACGTTCTCCATAACAGGCGTAGCCGGAACTATGTCTGTGGGCAGTGCACAAGGCCAAGCAGGTGCAGGTGCGGATGTTACTGGAGTTTTAGCTACAGGTAGTGTAGGCTCTGTAACAACAGCGGCCACAGCATTGGTAACTCCGACTGGAGTATCAGCTACAGGAACAGCCGGACAAGCACTTGTATGGGGTAGAGTTAAACCTGATCCCGGTACAATATGGACAAGAATAGCAGCGTAAGGATGGATAATGCCTAGTACATATACAACAAACGCAGGCATTGAATTACCTGCTAACGGAGAACAGTCCGCCACATGGGGTAATACCGTAAACGAGAACATGACGATCATTGATCGGCTAACCAATGGTATTGGTTCTATTAGTTTGTCGGGTATAACACACACATTAACCACTTCCGATGGGGCTGTGTCAGATGGGCATTACAAAGTTTTAGTCCTTGGGGGTTCTCCTTCTGGACCGAATACAATTACTATTTCGCCTAACGACGCTCAACATATATACATTGTAAAAAACGGCGCAGGACAAACAGTTACATTTACACAGGGCACAGGTACTAATGTTAGTGTTCTCAATGGTACTTCTAAAATAATCTACGCTGATGGGGCAGGGAATGGATCATCCGTTGTAGACCTAACGGGTTCTTTAGACCTCGGCTCGTTAATAGTAGAAGGTACTACAGTCACTGCAACCGGTGCAGAGTTGAACATAATGGACGGCGTAACAGCTACCACTGCTGAAATAAACATACTAGACGGAGTTACAGCCACAACCGCCGAGCTTAACATAATGGACGGCGTTACAGCTACAACAGCGGAAATAAATTACGTTGACGGTGTTACATCTAATGTACAGACGCAGATTAACAACATTACAACCAATGCTACTCTTACAACACCTACACTTACTTCTCCTTTAACAGTTACAGGTGGGACGCAAAGCTGGACAGTAACAGCGGCGGGCACAAACTTAACTTTTGCCTATAACGGCACAAATGTTCTTCGTGTAGATAGCTCCGGCAATTTAATAGCATCGGGTGATATAACTACTAATGGAACTATTTCGTAACTATCTCATTGGAGGTTTATAATGCCACTACAAAAACTCCAGTTTCGCCCCGGAATTGTACGGGATACAACCGATTACACTAATGAGGGTGGTTGGCGCGATGGAGATAAAATTCGTTTTCGTTTAGGTTTTCCCGAAACTATTGGCGGCTGGACTAAGCTGACATCCACCCCACTGCTCGGAGTTTGCCGAGACTTACATGCGTGGACTTCTTTGACGGGAACTCGTTTTGTTTCCGCGGGGACATCTAAAAAACTCTACGCTATAGATGGTTCTGACCCAGATGACATAACTCCAATACGTGCAACCACAGGGGCAGGAGACGCTACTTTTGCAGCTGCTAATGGTTCTGCTACAATCACTGTATCCGATACAGCTCATGGGTGTGTTTTGGGAGATTTTGTTACTTTTTCTAGCGCAGCAAGTTTAGGTGGAGCTATAACTGCAGCGGTGTTAAACCAAGAATATGAAATAACTTCGCTAATTAATGGTAATAGCTACACTATATTAGCTACAGCCACTGCAAACGGTTCAGACACAGGGAACGGTGGGTCAAGTACTGTTGCCGCCTATCAAATTAACGTAGGTTTGGGTTCAGACGCTTCAGGTAGTGGGTGGGGTGCTGGCCCTTGGAGTCGTGGAACTTGGGGTTCCTCCGCCTCTGTCACTATCCCGAGTACGTCTATGCGACTTTGGTCTATGGATAATTTTGGGGAAGACCTACTAGCAAATGTACGTGGCGGGGGTATTTACTACTGGGACTCTTCTTCAGGTACTGGTACACGCGCAGTAGATATAACTACTGTAAGTGGGAACAATCAACCTCAAGTTGCTAATATTGTTCTTGTCTCTGAACGGGATCGACACGTCATTGCATTTGGCTGCGACCCTCAAGGCGATCCCGGCAACCTTGATCCTTTAACTATACGTTTTTCTGACCAAGAGAGTTTTACTGACTGGGCGGCGACATCAACAAACACCGCCGGAGAATTACGTATAGGTACAGGCTCTGAGATAATCGCCGCAGTACAAACCAAACAACAAGTGATAGTGTTTACAGATCGCTCCGTATCTTCAATGCAGTTTATTGGTGCTCCATTTACTTTTGGTCTATCCGAAGTATCAACAAACACTTCTATTGCGGGGCAAAATGCCGCCGTTGCTTTTGGAGACGCAGTGTATTGGATGGGCGATCAAGTATTCTACAAATATGATGGTAACGTGCAGCCTATACCATGTCCTATAGAAGAGTACGTATTTGACAACATGAATAACGCTCAACGCCTCAAAGTCACCGCCGCAGTTAATAGTAAATTTAACGAGGTATGGTGGTTCTACCCATCAACTGATAGTGAATCAAACGACAGCTACGTTGTGTATAACTATGTTGAAAAGAGTTGGTATTATGGGACTCTTGGTCGTACCGCGTGGTATGACAACGCTATCTCTAACTTGCCCATCGCCGCTAGCACTGACGGATATATCTACTTCCATGAAAATGGAGTAAACGATGGAAGTACCAACCCACCTAGCCCAATAAGTAGCTACATAGAATCTAGCGCTATAGATATGGGGGACGGGGATCAGTTCATGTTCATGTCAAGAGTTTTACCAGACCTAACATTCCGAAACTCCACGTCTACTCCACAGGCTACATTTGAAGTAAGTGCGAGAGACTTCCCCGGAGCCAGCTTCGATCAGACAAATTCTGGTAATGCAGTGCGTACATCTACAGCTCCCGTAGAACAGTTTACAGAACAGTTGTTCTTCCGCTTACGAGGCCGATCTATGGCCTTAAAAGTTTCCTCAAATACCCTTGGAACACAGTGGAGACTTGGTACACCCCGTGCAGATATGCGTACAGACGGGAGGCGGTAATGTCCCAACAGACAACAATACCATTCTTCGCTGATGCTCCTCAAGAGTACACGCAGTCCTACATGGCGCAGGTTACAAGGGCGTTTGCCCTATATGCTCAACAGCAGCAGAATCCCGGCCCTGTTAGGGCGGATACTCTAAATTTAACTGGACTTTCCGTCTACGCAAACAATGCGGCCGCCGTGTCTGGTGGTCTTGCGGTTAATGATGTATATAAGACCGCAACTGGAGAACTAAGGATAGTAGTATGACTGATAAAACAACACCTGAACGTAAAGATATATCTGTGCCGATCACTGCGCCGAAACCTGCTGGTGGGGGTGTGTTCTAGTGGAGATGGCTGCAATTTGGAATATTGGCTTAACCGCAGGGGGCGGTTTTTTAGTATGGTGGATTAAATCTCACCACGAAGAAGTCAAGCGTGTAACTATTCTACTTAACAGAACTAGAGAAGAACTAGCTAAAGAGTACGTCACTAAGCACGACTCTAATCAAGTGCTTGGTCAAATAATGAGTAAGTTTGACAAGATTGAAGAAAAGCTAGACAGGCTGGTAGAGAGAAAATGATACGTCTATTTATAGTAATGTGCTTCTTTATTGCAGGTCTTGCTATAGGTAACGTTGTTTATGCTAACGAAGACGACACAATCAAGTCGGAAAGCACAGTCACTTCTAGCGGCACGATGGATACGACAATCAATAGTCCACCGCCTTCTGCTATCACTCCACAGATTAGCGCAAGTAACAGTGACTTATGTACTGTAGGTGTTGCGGGGGCGGTACAAACACAAATACTTGGTATCTCTGCTGGTCGTACTGTGCGGGATATGAACTGTGAAAAACTAAAAAACGCCAAAACTATGTACGATATGGGCATGAAAGTAGCCGCTGTATCCGTAATGTGCCAAGACGAAAGAGTGTTCGATGCAATGATGAACGCTGGTACACCTTGCCCCAAAGATGGCTTGATAGGTGATAAAGCTAGGCTAGCTTGGGAAATGGAAGCGGTTGAGCAAACGATTGAGCGCGAACAGAATAATCCAATGAGGAAGATTTTCAATGAAAACGTTGAAACAAAAACAGGTCTTGGTATCATTATTGCTACTCTGGCCTTCTTACTCGCAATGTGATCCGTATAGCTACGGAACTACAGGAAACGCTGCGTCTACAGCACTGAGCTGGGGCATGAGTTCTGTGTTGCCTGATATACCCGGATTAGATATAAATGGCCTCCTGTATAGATATACTACTGTGAAGAACCCTGAAGATGATATGAAGGTTCACGTCAGTAACTTAAATGCGGAAGGTGAAGGTTACACGTTTAGTGCAACGGATGATTGGTCGGGAGTTCCCGGAAACACTATCGTAAAGTCTTTTCCCCTTGCACATATACCTGCCGCAAACTGGGGCGACGGTTCAATTACTGTTGAAGGCCAAGGCTCTGTAACTGACCCTGTGGTTATATACAGCTTTCGAATAGACGAATGTTATGACGAACAATCTAACCCAGCGTGTCCGGGATACGTTAAACCTATTCCTGTTATACCTGTTGTTGAAATCTATGATGTACTTGAAGATGAGGCTGCAATGGGGGCTATAGACGAAGAAACAGACTTTGAGTATGATGAAGATGGTAATTTAATACTTTCTGAAGAAGAAGAGGAAGAAGATACAAGACTTGAAATGGGGCTGACGGCATCTGCCAATGCGTTGACTCTGTTCAGAACGCAAGGACAATCGGATATTATTATGGCTATTAATCTGCAAACAA